CTCTACAAGATAGTCTATCGGTTAAATGATGTAATACCTCATCTCCAAGAAAAATAGCTACATGATTTAAAGTTGAATCTAAAATACTCATTAATAAAACATCTCCAGCTTGTAATTTTTCATCTGGTCTAAGTTCTCTAAATCCTGTTCTCCAAGCGTAACTTTCAAACAGAGGGTCTTTCATAAACTCTTCTGGAGTGATAGTTCTTTCATAATCTTTTAACTCTATACCTTTTTCCTGCTTGTAATAATCCCTGACTAAACTCCAACAATCTGTAATACCCCACACCCATTGCCTACCAAGCAAAGGTGCTTCATAACCTTGTGGTTCGTAATAACCCCATTTTTTTGTTTTAGGATTGACAATATGCCACGGAAGTTTACTTTGCTCACACGCAACTTTATCTGCCTGACTTGCTTCTGGAGGTGTTGTTGGATGACTATGAACAACAGCAGTAACTTCTCCTATATTTGTAGCTTTTACATAATCTTCTGGATCTAAAATAAAACACTGGTGTGCGGTCATGGAAAGATTACGACAAGGATAGTATCTTTCCTTACCTCTAACATTCAACAAAAGACCAACAGATTCTTTTGGATCTTCTGTCTCAGCATGATTAAGTGCAGCGTCTTTCCAATTCATCCTATAGCCGTACCAATAGAAGGAAACTCTGATCTAGTGCATTGTCTGCCAGCACGAATACCAACGAGATCAAAAACAGAAGCTAATTCAAATTGAACTATGTTTCTATTCTCTGCTGATTTTCTATCAATTTTATATATTTCTTGCGGAAACTCTGCTGTAGAATCTGGTGTTCCATAAGGATTTACATTACTAGGAAAATTAACAGCATCAACAAATCTTGCAAGGGTTCTTATTCTAGTAACAGTTGCACCTGTTAAATCATTGCCAACACTTGTTTCATTTACTGTCAATAAAATAGATGTAATTGTTCCTAATGCGTTTGATATTGTAAGAGTTGGTCGAGGTAGCATCCCTCTTTGAAAAGCAAAACCTTCAGCTTGTACTGGAAATCTTTGATAACTATTACCAGCCCAAACTATCTCCCCATTATCTTTAAGACTACTACCTGCATGAAACCTATAAATAGTAGTAGCACCATGCAAATCATTATCAAGTTGTAAACTAAAAAGTTCAATTATTGCTGATGGATTTATACTTTGAAGATTGCTAACAATAGCAGAACTACTCATGGTTCAAACACCTCTCTAAATGTTGCTTGAATTGTTGCTCTATTGTTATATGGTATAGATTTTGTCCAAGTTTCGCAAACGTATTGTCCTGCACCCGATAAAGTAATCGAAACATTCCCACTATTAGTAGCACTGGCAGCAGCAGTGACAGTGAAAACGTTTGAATCAGTAACAGAAGCAACAAGAAACGTACCATCAGTTGCAGATCCAGAAGTGTAATCAATAGTAAGTTCATCCCCTATAGCTACACCATGACTTGTAATTGTAATTGTTACTGTAGTGCCTGATTGAGAGTAAGTTCCTGTTTTTGTAAAGCCTTCTCCTGGTGGAGTAAAAGTAAAACTGGCACTATCATTAGCACGACTATCAAGAAATCCTTCTATCGTATCTGCATCTGTTTCCGATACATTAAAAGTAAAATCATATATCTTTGGATTTTGATGTGCAGCAAGTCCAAATAAAATTCTATGTTCATAACCATCAGCAAAGCGAACTGTTCTAGTATTTGGTGCGGAGCTTTTTTGCTGTCCGTATGTTGGTGTAATTGATGGAAAAGTAGCCATTATGCAAGTAAACCTCCAGGTCTTTTCTGTTTAATTAATTCTGTCTCTATAGCTGCTGATAATGCAAGTCCTAATGCTCTACCTTCTGCTTCATTTCCTTCAATATTTGATCCCGAAGCATTTACATTAACAACAACACTTGTAGATCCTCCACCTAATTGATGGTTTGGTGTAATCATTCCAGAAGATCCAGGTGTGAATAGTTCTGGTCCACGTTCTCCAACTATATAACTTCTACCTTTGCTAACTGGTCCACCTTCTGCCCTGAAAAAACTTGAACCAGGAAATAAACCACCTAAGAAAGCATTAACACCAAAGCTAATTAGTTGTCTAGATATTTCACTAAATACACTACGAGCAACATCTCCAAGAGTCTTAGTACCATCTATTGCACCTTGAATAGCATTAACTAATCCATTTTCAATAGTTGTTCCTATTGAACGATATAAATCTTCGAGCTTACGTTGCTGTTCTAATTGTAATTCTGCTGCATCTATAGCTCTTAATGCTTGTTCTACGTCTTTTTTCTTTAATGATGGATTTTCTGCAAGTATATCTCTTATTTTCTTCTGAATCGCAGCTTCTTTATCTCCTAAAGAAATTCTTTCTTGAATATTTAATTCTTGTTCTTTTAAACTATCCATTGTATCTTGTGCTGATTTTGTTAATTTAACTGCACCTTCATTAACTGATCCAACTTTCTTTTCAATAGAATCCAGTATTTTCTGACCACCAGGTAAAAATCTAATCAGTCGTATCAGTTCAGCTATGGCAAAACCTATAGCAGACGTTACTAAGTTAAAACCTTCTAAAATCATATTTACTGTATCTAATATTAAAGTTAAAGCTGCTACGAAAGGTGTACCTATTATTCCTAAAGCTGTTGCTGCTAATGATGTAAATTGTTTAAATTCATCAACTAATAAATTAATATTATCCGCTATGTTTTCTGAAGTTCCTGCTACTGTATTTGTTTGTCTAGCTATTTCTTTACTTAATAATGCTCTAGCTTTTTCAGTTTCTCCTATTCTCTGAAGATTTTTTATAGTTCTATCAAGTTCAGCATTGACTCTTATCGAGGAATTTTCTAAAGCTGATAAATCTAAATTTGAAGCTGCATTACCAATAGCTCTAATTGTTTGTAAATTTCGTTCTAATAAAGTACCTAAAGCACTACCTAATATTTGAGCACCAAATTCTTGACCTGGTGGAGCTAAAACTGAACCTAATAAACTTCCACCAATAGCACCTGCACCACCTCCAAACAATAAAGGAAAACCTGCACCAAGCATAGTTCCTTGCCTTCTTTGTCTTTGTTGACGGCCACCTACCCCACCAATACCCTCTCTTATTCTTCTTCTATCTCTTATTCTTTTAAGAACTCTTTTAAATCGTTCATCTTCTAATCTTTTTTGTTTTGCCAATTCATTTGTAACTTTCTTTTCAGCCTTTAATTTTTCTTCTGATGCTTTATCTTTTTGAGTTTTTCCTCTATTTGTTATTCCTCTTGCTTTATCAGCTTGAGCTTGAATACCAGCATTAATTTTTAATTGTTTACCTATTGCTTTGTTTATCATTAAAAACTCTTTAGATCCAGCAACAGTTAATTCCTGCATCCTGTTAAGAAGCGACATAGCTTCTCTACCAGCAAGCATTGTTTTAGGAAATTGTCTTATCTCTTTTAATCTTTCTCTTACACTTCCTACTGTCATTTGTGTAGGTTGACCACTAGCCATAGCTGTGGCAGTTGATTCCATCCTTATCTTTTTAAAATTACCTGCAATAAGAGCAGTAGCTCTTTCCATTCTTTGTGTTGCATTACTTGTTTCATCAAATGCCTTTCTTACAGCACTTAATTCATCTCTAACTTCTCCTATGGAATTACTAAAAGCTCTTGTAGCACCAACACTAAATACTTTTCTTGTAAGCTCTGAACCTCTTTTTATTTCTGCATTTAATTTTTCAAATGCTGCTTTAGCAGGATCAGTTTTTACATTAATTTTTAACTTATTTATTTTACCTAGTTCTCTTTCAAATCTTTTTGCAACAGCTAAAACTTCTTTTATATTTTTTTCAGCACGACTCGTATTTATAACAAGATCAATCGTTTTAATTGCCATTTCGACCTGTTAGCAAAACATATATTCTATTCTACCTTGATTTGCGTATAACGCTTCTTCTTTGTGTTTGATCTTGTTGTTTTTTTTGTTCTTCGTTTCTTATATCGTAAAAAGCAGCCCAACCTATCATCTCCTCAAGAGTTAATGTTTCACATAATTCACTAACAGATTTTTTTAATTCATTTGCTAATGAATAAATAAACATCCAATTAGAATTAGCTTTTCAAATCGGCTTTTGCCTCTTCAACCTCCTTATCAGAACCAGCTTCTAACATTGCTAATTGTATTTCTTGTAAAACAGAAGCAGCAACTTCTCTCCTTAATGATGCTTTATCTCCATCAGAAAATAATCTATTTTTATCTTTATCTAATGCTTTTTCAATCATTAATTGTAAAGCAAAATCATTTGCATCTTCAGTTCCACTTTTTTTCTGAATCATCTCACGTTCAGCAATAGTTAATGGATGCCAAAAAATTTGTAAGATAACTTCTCCATTTTCATCTTTAAGTTCATACTTATAAAGTTGGCTTACACCAAATTTATTTTTTAAAAGATCAACTGCTTTAGTCATGTTATTGTATAGCTATTAGAAGTATATCAGCTATTAGCAAAAAAAGCACAGGATACAATTCCTAAAAAATGTGAACGATCCTCAACTTCTACAGGAATAATTCCATTTATCTCTCCAACTCTAGGAGAACAAGAAAATGGATCTGAATAATCAGAAGCATTTATAGATGTTAGTCCATCTATTACAGCTTCTCCTAATGCAGACATTACAGATGAACCTTTACCTTTTGGAACATAAATATTACATTGGATTGCACCAGAATAGTAATCTGATGCTGCACCTTGATTTTGTAAAGTTGATTGAGTAAAAGTAATTGAAGTTGTTATAAATTTTTTAGTTTTTCCAGGTGTTGTATAAGTTACATTGTCATAAATCATAAGCACAGTATTATCTGCTGCTGCAACTGCATCAGTAATCGCTTTTTCAAAAGCTGCTCTTGCATTAACTAAACTCATAATTTTCTATATTTTGAACCTAATGCTGGAGCACTTCTACCTCCTTGAACACCTTGATATAATACTTGACTATCAGCAACTCTTACATCTGGTGTTGTCTGACCAAATACAAAATCAACAACCTGACCTATAGTTTCAACATAAGTCATTATTGAACTATTTGGAGAACCTAATGCTTGTCTTGCATAATCAGCCCTGTTACCTACAAATACTGTATCTCCAAATTTAAATTTTTTACTAAGAGGGTATCTAGGTTCAATAATTGGTGCTGTTCTAATTCCGTTATCTCTATCTTTTTTTACTTGAGTCCATGGAGAGGTTCGTTTCTCATTCGCCAAAGGTCTATATGTATTTGCTTGCCAACTAGAAGCAAAAAAACCAGTATATTGAGGGCTTTCTGAAGGTAAATCTGTAAGTATTCTATTTACTAAATTATTTAACTGACTATTATATTCTCTTCTTGTAGATGCGATTGCATTACTTAAAGCATTAGGGTCTGATTTAGCCATTAGAACCTCGCAATAATTGTGAACAAATAAGTTTGACCACCTTGTAATGTACTTATATTAACTATTTTTGCCACTCTAGTTGACCCTGCGTAAGTTAATGTAATCTCATCATCAAAATCAGGTTGACTATCCCCAATAAGATCAGGTGTTATATATGTTTTAAATTCTCTAATTTCTTTTCCTAAATCTTCTTCCGATCTAATAAATTCAATAGGAACATTAATGTTATAGCTTGTATCAGTTGTTGTATATACACCAGTGCTTGTGTTGTAACTGCCAGATGCTTTTTTTGTGTAAGTTATAGAAGTATCAAGCGAACTTCCAAGAGTTGCTACAACATCTTTAGCAACACTTTTTAATAATGAATCAAGTTGACCTGCCATTATCCTCTAACCACCCTAAGTTGGAAACTACCAGCACCACCAAGCAAATATGCTCCAAGATAACTTTGTAACCACGGGTAAACATCAAGAATATTATTTACAGATCCAGTTCCCTGACTTGCAGTATTGTACTTAACTTGAATATCTCCTAACTTAACTTC